TATTCTGAATTAGTTCTGCTTCTTTGAGTTCTGCAAAGTGGTTGTCATATACAAAGTCAAATTGGATATGATCGGAAAGAACTTTCCAATCTTCTGGTGTAACAACGTTCTTTAGAATAAGTTGAGTTTTCAACATATCCATGAATAGTTGGGAGAATCTCTTTCTCATTCTTCCAACAAACTTGGTAAACTTGATTTCGTCTCTTAGGATTTCTGAAGAACGACCAAGATTAAATCCACCTTCTCCACCTAAACGAGACTCTGGAACTCCAAGAGCTCTGAAAAGTTTTTTCTGGAAATAGTTGACATCGGTAAGTTCACCAAGATTTTGTCCACCAGGAAGTGTAGTGATTTCTGTTCCCCTACCACCTTCTCTTCTTGGAAGCCAAAAGTCTTCCAACATTGACATCATTTTCTTGTCATCACGGATCTCTCCAGTGTTCGCATCGTATACCAACTTGTTACGATAACGAGTCATAACATCACGGAGATATTGTTCCGCTTTGATCTTTGGAAGATTACCTACATCAATATAGAAAATTCTTCTTTCTGGAGCTCTCGAAAGTCTGTAGATAACGAGAGAGTCCTCAATCATTCTAAGTTGATTGAGTGCTTTGATTGCTTTGTGGAGGTAGGAAAGAACACACTGTTTATTTCTATCTATTAAACCAGAGTGAACATAAGTGATGGCATCTTTTGATATTCGTGATGCACCACCAAGTCCGGTCTTAAAGTTTGAAGTATTAATTGCACTACCCTTAGTGTTTGGATTATACTCGTAAAATTCTTCTACTTCTGGAGTTGCTAAATTTCCAATTCCATTTCCTTGTCCACTAATTGCAAATGTTGGATTTAAAACTTGTTTAGAATCTTTTTTAATTTTTCTAACAAGTTTGATCTTCATTGGATCAATATATCTTACTTCTTTGATCCCCTCCTGAGGTTTTTCCAAATCAATAACTTTATGATAGTAGATTCTTCCATCTACATACCAATTTCTCATAATTTCATGACATCTTTTATCAAAATCTAAAACTTCTTTAATATACTTAAATTCCTTTCTTATTAGTTCTTTAAGTTTATCGGAAGCCGGAACATTTTGTAAGTCAATCTGTACTGGAGAATCATTCTGATCAGAAACAATAGCTTCATTGATAATATCTTCAATGGCTCCATCAACTTCTGGATGAAGAGCCATTTCACGATATCTTTTAATTAAATCATACTCGGATTTATAAACTCCTTCAATATCAACATATTGTCCATAAAATCCACTAGACACATAAAAGTCCGAAGAATCTTCTTGATTCTCCGGAACAGGAGAGACGATAGATTTTTTAGATCTATCGTCCCCTGAGTCTTGGATTTTAAAACCAAATAATTTAGGCATTACTCAAGTGTTAACTCTATTTGTACTATTTATAGAGGGTTTGTAACTTGAGGATCTGTGCCTAGTTGAGTATTACCAGAAGCATCAAGAGCATCCCACCACTGAACTTGAAGATCTACTGTGAATTCTTCGATAGAGTCTGCAGAATCATATGAAAGATCGATTGCACTAACTGCGGTTGGGAAGATTCCATAGAACTTATATGCCTTAAGGACAGGCATTGCATCACCTGGTTGGGTGACAGTTGGGCTCGTTGGATTCGACTGTGCAGATGCAAGTGAAGATCTTCCGAACTGTTTTACATATGCATCTCTCTGATACTGAGCTGGGTTGATCAAACCAGAGTTGTCATCATGCTTGTTAATAGCATTCATCCATTTTTCAAAAGCGGTTCTGATTGAGAAATCCACATCATTAATGACAGTGATTGTCCAAACATCAAATGTTCTATCACCGGCAATCTTTAGAGTACGACCTCTGAAAGGAACCTCAATCACACCAACATTGGATGCTGGTAGATTTGCAGTTTTAATCATAAATCTAGAAAGTTCACTTACCGATCTTGTTTGATCGGCAGTTTCATTTGTGGTGCTCTCAGTAGCAAAAGTTGGAAAAGCAAGTTCAACTTCGAAAAGGTTGGGACGAGCTGCTCCACCAATTAATCTTGCTTTAAAATCTTCTAAAGTTCTGGAGCTGAAACTAGGGGTATTTGAGAATGACATTTGACTTTACCTCGGTAGGGATTGATGTTTTAAAGAAAATTAAACGGTTCCAACAACCTCTTCGAAGCTAATTCCAGTTCTATTAGCAACGAAAGTTAGACCAATGAAGTTGATCGACCTTGCAGGTTTGACAAAGATATCAGCCCTAAATTGATTTCCGTCAATAACATCTGGAGTGTTATTTGACTCATCGCAAACGACGAGGAAATCGGTAATTCCTCTCTTTGCTTTAACATCGCGGAGATATGGTTCAACGATATTTACAAAGTTTGATCTTGTAATAACATCGTTAAATTCAAAGAGTTGCGCTCTTGCAGCTCTAGAGATTGTATCTTCGATAGTTAAGAACAAACGACGAACGTTGATTCTATCGAAAGCACTTGCCTGAGAAAGACCAGTCTTATCACCAAATAGAATAATTCCTGCTCCAGGAGAAGCAATGACTGGGTTGATTCTCTTAGGATAGAGAAGATCTCTTTGTGGTTGAGATGGATTATATGCGAGTTTAACAGCGTTGTTAATAACTCCTCTTGAAGCACCTGCTGGTGAGAACCATGGGAAGTTATTAATTGATGTTCTTGCCATTAGACCAGCAACGTCTCCATTCAGAGCAACATATCTAAACTCATTGTTGAATCTGTCGAACATGTACTTATAACCAGAATCAAAGACTACATAAGATGATGATGATACAGAATCGAAGAAATTAATAATATTCTCTGTTTGTGTATCACTACTTGAAATATTAAGAACAGCGGATTTTGGTGGTGAAACACATGCGATGCAATCTTTTCTCGCTTCAGCAAGATCAATTAGTCTATTAGCTTTTGCTTGAGCTTCAAATGTAGTACTTCCACCAGCTGGTCCGCAAATCAAGAAATTAATATCATATTCTGCTGGATTTCTGAAAATTTCATATCCACTTATAACGTCAGCCAATGTCACATCCATTCCACCAGATCCGGAAGAATAATCATAACCACCGGAGAGGGTATAAGTTCTAGCGCCTGCAGATCCAAAGTTAACTCCATTAACTTCTTGACCCCAAGCAATAGATCCACCACTTTGTTGTACCCATCCGTCAACAGTTGTAAATCCATTTCCACTTACTGAAGGGGCGGCTCCAGAAAAAACATAAGCAGAAACATTTGATAAGTAGTTCTTGTAGTAAATATTTTGAGCTGGAGAAATCTTAGCGTCGGATCCCTTACTTAAATTTGTGTATTTTTCTAGAATGTTTCCAGAAACCCCACTAATGGATCCCTTATCATCAACAACTACGACGTGCATTTCGTCGTTCTTACCACCTCTCTCCGAAGCATAGAGAGAAGTTCCTGGTTTTGGAGCAATAGACTTCCAATAAACTATGCTGTTATCGAGTCCTAGAGTTTGTTGATCATACCAATCAACGGCTACGTTTGCAGCTCTAGTGAAGAGACCTTCCCCTCTATCATTGGTATTATCAACAAGGTTTCTAGTATATCTAACTACCATTGTAGTTGATGCAAAAGAAACTGGTGAAGCAGAATCAAGTATAATTTCTCCGGTACCGATACCTGCAATTCTCGCTTCAAGTGCTCCGTTTAAAGTCTGAATTAAATCTCCAACTTGAATATATCCACCATTAACATAGTCTTGGAAAGCTGGATCGGTAGTCGTAACTACGGTTGAACCTACACCCACAGAAGCATTATTCGAAACTCTGATCTTTTCTAAAGACGTTGCAGTACCTACGTTATCGAATACTTGCCAAAATTGGCCAGCACCACCCAAAATTCTACCAAGTCCAGAAGAACTGTATGATGTTAATGCAGATCCAACACCAGCTTCATGTAAACTTACAATCTTTACATCGATATCAATATCGTTGACTTGAGTTACGATACCTTTTACAAATCCTGTAAAAGTTTTTACAACACCGTCTGGGGTCGCATAACTGGTTGTAAATCCACAGGTGATTGCATATCCAGCATTGATTCCGAACGTTCCTATTGAAACTCTTTGGTCAGCCGCAGCATCGATTGTGCAAACTTTTAGACCATTTCCCCATGATCCTGGATCTTTAGCTGCGTATAACCAGTCTGTATCCGATGAACGATTATTGATATAATCCTCTTGATTCTTAATTTTTAATGAAACAGGAGAATCTACAGGAGCATTTGCATTCAATAGTGAGGCCGAATCAGATCTGATTACTCTCATTACTCCGCCGTATGAGAGATATGATGATGCAGACAACCAATACTCATACTGACCATCATTATTTGATGGCTTACCAAATGTATCTAATAAATCTTTTTCCGTTTCTACTAAAACAGGAACTTCTACTGGACCCTTTACGAATGGTCCGACAAGGGCACCGATTTGATCATTTACTGCATCGATTCTACCTACAGTAAGATCAACCTCCCTAACCTTTATTCCAGGTGATACTAAATTTAGCGACATGTCTTTCCCTCTAAAGAGTTTCAGTTTGACTACAAATA